GCGTGGTACCAGGGGTTGACTAGAGAGAAGTAATCTGAACCCATCTGGTATAGACGCTGAGTGTTCTCGTAAATTAGAGAAGTACTGGCAACTGGATCAACACCAGCGTTAAAATCGACAACACCAAACATTGGGTTTTCAACTGACACGCAATCAATTGGACCAAGTGGTAGCTGTTGACTGGTAGTGTAGTTAGACCAAGATGATGGATTAGTGATGTTACGAGCAGACCAGAATAGAGCCTTGATAGCGTGTGAAAAACGTATATCAATTGGGGCAGAGGTAGTTGGGTTGTAGTTCTGGACTGGGGCGGTCTGTACCTGCTCAATTAGGATATCACGGGGGGCGCAAGCCATCTTCTTACGCTCATCGTTAGATACGATAGCATAGTTAGCCCATACGTTAACTGGACCCATAACAGCATCCGATTGAGTATGCAAATCTGACTGCTGAGCTGGACGAGAAGTCCAGTAGCCACAATCTCCTGCAACATCAGCACTCTGGGGATCAGCGACGGTGTATTCATCAACAATTAGTAGATCCCAAATGTTACGGAAGGCAAAGTTAATACGCATTTCATTGTATGGCAAAGCAGCAGTTGGTAGAGCTAGACCTGAATCGCGTGAGAAGAAGAATGGAAGAGGCAAGTTAAGGGTAGCAGCTGGTAGAACTTGACGACCCTGTGCATCAACATTGACAGTGCCTGTGACGTTATTAATATCATTAACATTTGATCCTAGACACTGATTAAGTGATGGGAAGGCTAGGGCAACTGGATTGGTTAAGGCGTCAACGTTTCCAACCATATTATTGTAACCGTTACGCTTGCCAGCTGGCACAGTGAAGGCACTCCAGAAATCGAGATGGTAACTGTCGAAGCGAGCGGCAACCAAATCGTTAAAGGTGATGGCGCACTCCTGTATGAGATTGTGCATCAAGTTACGGGTCCAACGTAGAACGTGAGCTCCTGGCTGAGCACCAGAAATGTTAGCACCACCGCAAGTGGGTGCAACACCAATACTGGCATTGGCACTAGCAGCAGTTACAGAATTTAGGGTTAGACGTAGCCAGGTGTATAGCAAGTAATCACCTGCACGTGAGATAGATACTGACCACTGTTGTCCAAACTGGGGTTGTCCTGAACGAGCACTTAGACAGACTGGTACCTGAGTGAACCAAGTAGCCTTGCGAATCTCGCGAACGAAATAGGCAACAGCATCAGGGCCACCGTATAGGTACTTTTCTTGCTCGTCATAAGTAGCAAGATCGATAAAACCGGAAGTTAAGTTAGATGTACATATAGCCATTTTTATTATAGACGAGATTTTTTTTTTAAATTTGTAATAATTTTTTTCTCTGGATTTAAAAATTATAAATAAAAGTTAAAAAGATATCAACATTTTAAATTAGCATATTTTATATGGAAATAGATATATATAGCATTGATAAAAAAATTAGAGATATATGGGGAAAAAATAAAGAACAAATTGATCAGTTAGAACTAGAGATAAAAGAACTCGATGATATTAAAAAAAATAATGCCTGCAAAGATGATAATAATATATCTCTTCACGTATTAAGAGATATAGAAGAAAAAGTAAGAAACCTTACCTCTATAAAAAACTCTATAGAAAATATAAACAATATACAACACTTCTATACTATGGATTTTTCTGATCTTATTGAACAAAATAAAAGTCTTATACCCAATAAAATATCATTTATTGGAAAGTCCAAAAAACCCAGAAATGACATCTCTAAAGCCTATTTAGAAATCTTAAAAAAATATGATATAGAATATAAAGAATTAGAAGAACTAACTCTAAAAAATAAAAAACAAGAAAGGAAAAACTGTTCTAACTGTGGCTCTTCAGACTTTATTATTCAACAAGACCAAAACCTAGAAATATGCGAAGATTGCGGAAAACAAGAAGAGAAATCCTATAAATCTCTAAGTTATAAAGACATCTCCCGTATCAATATGTCTAGCAAGTATTCATATGAAAGAAAAATTCACTTTAAGGACTGTATAAACCAATTCCAAGGAAAACAAAACTCTACTATAGACGATAAAGTATTCCAAAACCTTGAAGAACAATTCGAACTACACGGACTACTTATAGGTGATAAAACCCTTCCTAAGAAAATTAGATTCCAAAACATCACTAAAGAACATATTCTATTATTTCTCAAAGAAAATGGAAACTCTAAACACTACGAAGATGTAGTACTAATATATTATAAAATGACTGGAAAAAAGGTTGATGATATATCTCATTTGGAAAATCAGCTTATGGAAGACTTTGATAAGATATCAAATTTATATGATAAAAAATTCAAGTTCACTGGTAAAATAGAAAGAAAAAGCTTTATTAATACACAATACATACTGTTCCAATTGCTAAGAAGACATAAATATCCCTGTAGAAAAGAAGACTTTAATATGTTAAAGACTCTTGATAGAAAGAGCTTTCACGACGAAATAGTAAAGGAATTATTCGAAACACTGGGTTTTAACTTTACACCTATTTTCTAGTTTATTATTATATTTTAGATATAATAATAAGAAAGAATGCTTATCAACTTATTTAACGAGATTACGCCATAGTTTATATTATCAACTTAATATAAACTTTATAATTTTTATTTTCCTGTGCTTCCAAATCCTCCATCTCCACGACCAGTTTCGCTATTCTCAAATATCTCTTCTGGCTCTACCATTTCATATTTCTTAACTACAAGCTGTGCAATTCTATCTCCTCTATTAATTACAAAAGTATCATTTGATAGATTAAATAATAGAACGCCTACATTTCCTCTATAATCGGAATCAATAACACCTGCTCCGATATGAATTCCATTCTTCAGTGATAGCCCGCTTCTAGGAAGAATGTGTCCAAATGTTCCGTCATACAATTCTATTGATATATCTAGCTTGACTAGCAATCTAGAACCAGGTTGTACTTCAGTATCAATAGGAGAGAATAGGTCTAGACCTGCGGAATAAGGAGTGCCTCTTTTTGGGATGAATCCCTTATCAGATAGTCTAAGCACTTTAAGAGACATATTTATATATAATGTATAATTCTTTATATTATCTATATTCTATATTCTATATATTTTTTAAAGAATAAAAAAGAATAAAAAGAGTAAAATAAATGGAAAAAGATTCATCAAATGACGTAGAGGATTTGAAAAATAAACATAAGAATAAGATGATCACCGAATTCACAAAATTCTTAGAAGTTTATAATCAACTTTCTAATTCTAACTATATTTTAGATATTAGAGGTGAATATGATATATTTATTAGATTTCTAGGAAACTATATTTATAAAGAATTTAATCCTGAAAAATGGGACAATACTTTTATAAGATTTTCAGATGAGATTGTAATAGATCTCTCGTTATTTAAGAATACGCCATATCATAAAGAAGTTAATAGTTTTTTACTCTCACTAAAGAATGCATTTTGTAATTCTCTAGACGACGATATTTATTCTTATATAAATGATACAAAAGATTATACAGTAGAAGAGAAGAGAGTATGCAAAGAGTTTTATGATTGTGTTTCAGCATTGAATAATGCTATGCGTCATTCTGCGTTTGATTCTAAGGATACAGAGTTATTATCTAAAGATAATATAACTACATATTCTATACAACTAAAAGAGTTTAATAACTATATGCATTACGTATCTTCTAAAAGAGAATTATATTCATTAATACAGACATTCGATAAGAAAATAAGAGAAATAGCAAAGACTAAAAAATATCCAGAAATTTTATTTAATGTTTAAAGACTTTTAATTATGTAAAATATAATTAAAATATGGATAGTACTAGTCCTGTGAAACCAACTACTAATATTACTATGCAAAGTGGTCCGAATACTCAAAATACTTCATTATCCCAGTCTTCCCTTGTTTCTAATTCTCATTCTTCTCATTCTTCTCATTCTTCTGATTCAATAAGGGAACACCAAAGGGAATATAAAATGTCTAGTATACTTTCATTATTCGATATAAAAACAGCTTTAATAATATTACTTACTATTATATTCTCTATCGTTTCTTATTATTTCTATAAGAGAATTAGAGAAACAGAGAAGAAGATAGAAAATATGGAATCTAATATAGATAAGAGAGTTAATATGATAGATAATTCTATACAACATCAACAACAGTTTATTAATCAAAAAATAAATCTACTAGAAGCTCTAACAGCACAACAAAAACTTATAATTAACCAAAAAATGGACGAATTTACAAGTGTAGTACAGTTGAATATTTCTTCTTTGAGAAATCAACAAAATGAATTTCTAGATAGGGTTAATTCTATGCCAAAGATAAATATACAAGAACAACAATCGCAAAATCGTGCACAGTCTAATTCATCTTCATCTCAAATTTCGTCCCAATCTCCACAACAATCTCCACCTCAATCTTCCTCTCAATATTTGCCCCAATCTCCTCCACAATCTTCTCCTAGGTCATCCTCTCCTGTGAATATTGTTACACCTGTAAATTCAAACAATTCAAGTCCTCATAACTATGATTCAAGAGATATACTTAATATGGGAATACCAAGTATAGCTAATGTTCCAATATTAGAAATACTTGGAGTTCCTATGTCCATATCTATGCAAAAACCTCATAAAAAATCTAGTGTAGTTATAGAAGAAGATAATGGTCAGGATGATAGAGATGATGATTTGGATACACTTCTTAAAGATGAA